AAGCAGGTTTATCTGGAGCTGAAAGGCTTATGTCTGATGTTGAAAAAAGAGTCAAAGATGACTACTCTAATTTAGAGCAAGTCGTTAAAGGGCTTGAAAAACAACTAGCAGAAAAATCTGAAGAAATCATGAATATTCGTGAGTCAAAAAGAATTTTTGCTGACAGACAAGGTCAAGGCGATTGGAAAAAAGCTTTCGAGAACGACATCATTGATGCAAAATTTGCTGGTTTAGCTACTGGTAAAGGATGGGACAATGAGTATGCTAAGTCAGTTATGGAAAAAGTTAATGCACATAGTGGTGTTGGCGTTTCATCTGCTGATTTCGAGCAAATCGTTTCAACAAACATCGAAAGAGATATTCAAAATGAGCTAGTATTGGCACCTCTCTTTAGAGAAATCCCAATGACTTCAGCTAACATGATTATCCCAATCCTACCAGACAGCGGGTACGCACAGTTCACATCTAACCAAACTGCTAGTGGTTCATCACCACATGGTAACTTGGCACAAAGAGGTGACACATACGGTTCCCCTTATGGTGGTGTTGACCTAACTGAGAGAACACTCTCAACCAACAAGTTGATTTCACAATCATACTTAGGTAACGAAACTGAAGAAGATGCAATCATGCCAATTCTACCTTTAATTAGAGAGTCTATGGTAAGATCACACGCTAGAGCAATCGAAAATGCAATCCTATTAGGAAACCACGCAGACGGTGCTTTCACATCAGGTGCTTTCGACGGCCTTATTAAAATGGCTGACGACGACAGTGATGTTGATACAGACGTTGGTGGCGGTTCAGGCGGAATCTTCGCTTCAGGCGACAAAGTTGTCGCAACAGACCTTTTAGCCCTAAGAAAGAACATGGGCAAATATGGTGTTAACCCTCAAGATGTAGTATACATCGTATCTCAAGAAGCTTATTACAACCTTCTAGAAGATGCTGAGTTCCAAGATGCTAACCTAGTTGGCGACATGGCTACTAAGCTATCTGGCGAAATCGGCCAAGTATTCGGTTCAAGAGTACTATTATGTGACGAATTCGCATCAAAAGCAGCTACTAAGCACTCCGCTGTAGCAGTTTATGCTAGAAACTATGTAATGCCAAGATTGAGAGGTGTTACCATCGAGTCAGACTACGAAGTAGCTAACCAAAGAAGAGTCCTAGTGGCTTCTCAAAGATTAGGTTTCTTAGACCTAATTGACGGTGCAACTTCTAAGTGGGCATTTAAATACGCAGCAGCTAGTTAATAGCTGATGGATTGGAGGGGAGCAATCCCCTCCACTTTTTAAGGGAAATATGGCAGATTTAATAACATTAAGAGAATACAAAAACTTTGCGGGACTTACTGGAGAAAGTGAGAATGCAAAAATTAACGTAATTATTCCTGCTATTAGCCAAGCGGTAAAAACATACTGCGGCACAAGTTTTATAGACTATTATAGCACAGATAAAACAGAGTACTATGATATAAAAGATAAGTACACTAACGCTATAATACTTGATGAGAGTCCAATTGTGAGCATCACCTCTGTAGAAGAAAGAGAAAGTCAGTCAGACTCATATACGACTCTAATATTTGAAAATTCAGACTCAAGCGGAAAATACGACTACGTAGTAGATTATAATGCAGATACTATATTTAGAACTACTGCAACAGGAGACAAAATGTTTCCACAAGGAAGAAGAGCAGTAAAGGTAGTTTATAAGTCAGGATATTCAGCAACACCTGAAGATTTAAAATTAGCATGTTTTGATTTAGTTAAGTACTATTTAAAAGATGAAAGAAAAGCAAACTTATCTATATCAGGTGCACAGATACAAAATCCTGTATCAACAAGTTTAAGGGAAAATATAGGATTTCCTGATCATATTAAACGTATACTGGATTTTTATAAAATACATAAGTAATGCCTGTCAAGTTTAATCATAAGAAAGGCTCACAAGGAAGTCTTTTTGATTTTGTAAGTTATTCTAAAGAAAGAGGAGGAATAACAGGAGAAGTAATAGCACAAGAGTTTAGTAATGACTTAAGTACTGCTTCTAATACTTTAAGGGACCAAGTAGATAACATAATGATAGGTCAATTACTTGTACCAAATCAGTTTCTTACTAAATTAAATGCTGCCGCAGCAAAATTACTAAAAAGTAAAATAAGTTCAGGAAATATACTAACTAAGAGAACTCAAAGCGGG